CTGGGGAGGTTAGGGTTATAACCCCTGTTCCTGTATTCCTAGAAGAATAATTAAAGGTTTCATACCTATTTGTGCTGGCATCAGAGGTTATATCCGTGCCAATCTTGAGGCTTCCTGTAGCGGATAAAGCTGTTAAGGCTGCCCCAGTATCCACGGTTATAGTAGAAGCACTCGCCGATACAGACCCATTTAGGGTTAAGGTTGTTTGCCTCGTTATATCAGTCCAGTCTGTATTGTCCCATACGGCTATGTCGTCAGTACCAAAGGCAAGCCAATAGTAGTTTCCGTTGGCGTCTTCGTAGGGGAGTATGTAGTAAGGAGCAAATGGACAAGTAGCCATAACCTCAGTATAGCCCCTGATTTTCTTTACACCGTTATTAAGAAACCGTACGTTATTTCCATCAGACCATGCGTTCTCAGGAATGGCATACGGAGGTATGTCCTTTATTAGCCCTATAGCGCCAAGATCATTTATGGGGACTAGAGGCATTATTCTATTCTATACCCTGTAAACCAACTGGCAGTAGTTGCTCCGTTTACCGTCTGGTCGCCGCCGCTTTCCTGATGCACATAAACCTCCACATAATCAGAAACAGAAAGGTCTAAATTAGCCTCTAGCTGCATAGTAGGCACACCAGTGTTAGCGCCAGAATCATAAGCTATAAAGTAATTCGCGTATCTAACCATACTGCCATTCAGATACAAGGCAGCCATATTGTCGTATAGAGTATTTCCCGTCATAACTATGGCAAAATAGAAGTGGTACTTGCCAGCTACATCGCAAGTAAATTTGTCTGAGCCAAATACACTACCAGTATCCCACTCTTCAGTAGGCCAAGTAACTTTAGTTAGTGTCCCAGTAGCAACACCAGTTTGGTCTGTGCCGCCCTTTGTAACAGAAAATGATCTGTATCCAGCCGCAGAGCCGCCGAATGCTGCTGCTGATGGAGAGGAAATTGTAGCCCAATCTAAGTTACCAGATCCGTCTGTCTTTAGATACTGATCTGCGATACCATCCGCTGTAGGAAGAACCCACCCAATGGTATTTGATCCCAGTAACTTAAAGTCTGTTACAGGAGATACGTTTAAGGTTACCCACCCGGCATCAGCCTCATTCCGTACCTTTAATACATTGTTAGTAGTGTCAAACCAAAGTTGACCCGCTGAGGTTGATGTAGGGGCCGTAGCCTTTGTATGAATTCCGTTTATAGCCGCATTAGCATTGGGGAAGGTTCCCTGTAATACACTCTTTAATAATCTAAGATGATCGTCGCCTTCTGAGATTGAATCTGAGCCTGGGGGATAAGCCGGGACTAATCCGCTGATGAATGATGCGCTTTCTACTGTCATAGTTTAACTCCAGCCTAATGATACTGCGTGTATTCTTGTTGCTTTGCTTCCAGATTGGTTCAAGGTTTTTATTCTGTAAGCCATGTTCCACGGGGATGTAATTGTGCTGCTTATTGTTACATCATGGGCTGTGGCTATTTTATGAGTTCCGGTACTGCCCTCAGAGCCTAAAGTCATTGCTGTCCATGTGCTTCCACCATCCGCAGAAATCTCAGCAGTAAGGTCTGTTCCTAGTGTTGCTGTGCCAATACTGTCCGTATAAGTGAAAACTACATCTCCTTTGGTTGGTGCGGCTTGTGCAGCAGTTGTTGTGGATATAAGCGTCATATTGTCATACGAGGCTGATACACCAATTAATACCAAGCCAGAACCGCCGTCACCACCCGCACCACCACCACCGCCTGTATTAGCTGTTGCTGTATTACCACCTGTATTATTACCGGTATTATTTCCTATCCCGCCACCGCCCGTTGCAGGTGCATTGCTGTTTGCGTTGTAATCAGAGCCAGAACCACCACCAGCAAATACACCGCTTGCGCCGTAGGTTGTTCCCCATTGAGAGGTTAAATCTAATCCAGCACCACCCTCCATTGGATTTGATCCATCATCAAAGTCCTTTCCTGCGCCCCCTGCGCCACCGCCCCCGGCACCGTATGGCCCAACAGCGCCTGATGTACCACCAGCGTTTCCCTTGCCTGTGGTGTTATATGTATTCACCCCATCATCTGTATTTACTGGTTGAGTTGACGCTTTCCCCGCATATCCCGGATACCAACCAGCACCACCAGAACCACCAGACGTTGCGTTATCTGTGTTATCACCCTGACCTCCACCGCCCCCACCTAGAGCAGTTAGGGTTTTGGTATCCCCAACAACCGTAGTATTTCCTCCTGTACCACCGGGAGTTTGTATAACACCACCATCACCAATCGTAATCGCATAAGTGGCTGATCCAGTAACATCCCAAGTATCAGCGGCTATGTTAATTAAGCCCCCTGCACCACCAGCACTACCTCGACCACCTCCATTCGTATAACCACCACCACCCCCACCGGCAATCACTAAAACTCCAACAGTTGTTACACCACCGGGAACTGTCCATGTTCCGTCTGTGGTAAACGCTGTGGTACTAGCACTTACCTCCCCGCTATAATACTTCCCAGAAGAATCCCTAATTTCATTAGTTGACGAACTAGCATTTACGCCGGACGTATCTTGGAAATCATCTACTGTTTGATCTACAAGATTGTATTTTGCCAGCGATCCGTTTGAGGCTACTCTAAAACCTAAAAGAGCAATGTCATCTTCCAATCCAGTTAAGTCAACTGCTGGCACATTGTCTAATTGCGCCAAAGGTACATCACCAGCGTTTAAGTTAGTAGCATTACGGGGGTCTACCGCCATATCACCAGATGTTATTGTGCCGTCCACAATCATTGCACTGGTGACAGAATCATCAGCGGGGATTGTTATAAAAGGTGGTTTGTTTCCTACATAACTCATATTATGACCATCCTAGTGATACTGCTTGTATTCTTGTTGTCTTGCTTGCGTCTTGGTTTAGCGTCTTTATTCTATATGCCATGTTAATTCCTAGTAAAGAAGGGCGACGCCGTATACTTGTGTGTCTTTCGATCCACTTGCTTGGTTAGCAAAACTGATTCTGTATTTAGGAGTAGTGCCAGCAGTTACCGCAACTCCGCTAACAGCCGCAATGTTAATACCAGTAGAGAATGTTCCACCAGCGACAAGCGTTGCGTTTGCGTAATTCGTTCCACCGTTAGCAGATACCTCTGCCACGATGTCTGTGTTTAGGGATGCTGTGCCAGCGTTATTTTTGTACAGCACCACAATCCCCATCGAACTGACAGATGCTGTTGATGCTTGGGTTGCAGATGTAAAGTTACCGGATGCATTTACGGTTGTTGCGCTATAAGATGATGTTGGTGGAGTGAACCCAGACGTCCATCTTGCGATTCCTTTTGAGACTCGAATCTCATCGAGGTGACCATAAAATTCTCTGTTGTTGTATTCAGTATTACTATTTCCAAAGAATGGGCCATCTGAAGCTAAAAGAGTGACACTTACACCTGTTAGGTCTAGAGTTGTTGAGTCGGCAACGCCATTGAGATACCTTGTTCCAGTAGTTCCATCCCTAACAAACGCTATATGGTTCCACGAGTCAGCAGTAAAGTCTTGCGACCCATCGTTGTATGTTCCATCTATATTCGTATGAATTTTGCTACCGCTAGTAGACAACGCCCAACCACTGGTGCTCTCGTCATCCCTAAACATATACATCATGGCTTGCATACCCGTTGTGGTTGTAGAACGGAACCAACAATCTAGGGTAAAGTCTCCTGAGCCGAACTCGAAATCGGTATGTTTGGGCACAGATATACCGTCATCTACCCCATCGAAAAGTATGGACGACGCTCCAAATTTGGCTTGCGCGGTGTCATGTTGTGCCTGATTTTGGACACTCACCGTATGTGTAGTACCCCCCGCACTTACGTCAGTAAATGTGGTTGAACCATCTGAAGTATCTGACTGAATAAGTAATACGGTATTAGAGTCATTACCTGTTCCTCCAGCAACCGTCGAGGACATATATTCAGCCGCATCACGATCACACGTTGTCTGAACATCGAGTCCTGTGTCATCTTCAAACTGATCAATGAAGGAATTAGACAAGTTATAGGCGGCTTTGTTATCAGCTATAGCAGAGTGTAGGGCTAGAGTTGATATATCGTTGCGTAGACCAGAGTTATCAACATTTCCTAGTTGTGCAAGAGGAACAGACCCACTAGACAGGTTAGACGCATTAGTCGGATCAGTAGCCATCTTTGCGGTAGTAACTTCACTAGCCGTAATGTCTTCAGTTCTTATAGTTGTTCTAGCCATTATTTAGGGTACTTTGTCTTTATTGCTTGACGTTCGGTTTCTAGTGCTATGACTGAAGCCGCTCTTTCTTCTACTACGTTTTCCCATAGGGCTACGATTAGGTCGTTAAGAGGTGGGTATTCTGCTTGGCGATTACGGGCGTATTCTTGTGCATCGTGAGTCGCCTCAATTTCAGCCCAAGCAGTTGACAATTCTGAGAATGTAGGTTGTGGGTCAGGGCCATCCCACCCAATAATTTCATGTGGTGGATTTGATTGATCCAATCTGTATGAATTTAGATTTAGTTTTAGATGGTCAATACAAAGATGGATATCCATTACGACTCCTTGAAAATTCTAACTATAGTGTAAATTTCATTGTCACCAAATGATGCCGCATTACCGAAACCATTTGTACTTCTGGTTGTCGCACAGCGATGTTCAATCTTATAGGCGTTTGATCCACTGGGTGATACTCGCGCACTACCCAAACTAACATTTGAAGTTGGATAGGTTGGGTGGCTGTACTCTGGCGCACCAAGTTGTACCACTGCTGTACCAGTTACATCATATAATCTCGACTTATGCGCTGTTACCCACTGAGCAGGCGCAGACCATTCAATCAGGTAACTACCCGCATCTAATGTAAATTCATTGGAGGAAATAGAAACAATTCCGTCTGGGTCTGTAATTTCAGTATTCAAATCCCTTGTTTGATATGACCCAGATGTAAACGTGCCGCTCACCGTACCGGACGATTTCTGGTCGCAAATGATCGCATAAGATGAGAAAAGACCACCAGTAGGCGCGACCCAAGCATTATCCCCCCTTAGGAATGTACTTGAAGAAGCTGTACCTGTTGCAGATAACATTGCAATATCTACGGCATCAGCAGCAATGGTAAGGGCTGTAGCCCCTGTTACATCGCCTGTATGAGTGGCATTGGTTACTTTGGCTGTATTAGCGGCAATAGAAGTGTTGATGGCATTGGCTAATTTATCAGCAGTTACGGCATCGTCAGCAAGTTCTGCTGTGTCTATTGCTAATGTAGCCAACTTACTCTGTGCTATTGCAGCGTCAGACTTAACCATCGCATTGGTAATAGAGTCATCAGCAGGGATGTTGGTGGTTCCTATGTCTAGGATGCCAACAACCTCTAACTCATCAGAGGAAACCAGTGCGCTATCAAGCGTAAGGGTTGTACCAGATATGGTGTAGTTGTTCTGTTGCTTTACACCATTGATTGTGACAATAAGGGATTGCTCACTTGGGGGTGTCCAAGTAAGTGTATGCGTAGCAGACGTAGAACTCGTTACGTCAACCCTCCTTATGTCAGAGGATTTTAATTCAACTTGGCCTAAATATGACATTAGTCAATCTCAAGTATGCCTAAGACCACCTCTGCGTCAGAGTTTGCGCTGGCGGTCATGTGAACGTCACCTGTAGCCTCTAAGTCTATCGGCTTATCAAGCACCAGAGTAGAACCTGCGGGTACAGGTACAGTTTTAGCAACGTGGTAGTAAGTATCTCCAGAGGTTGCTCTAGCCTTTATATCCACATCTACTGAGTTTGTACCATCAATGTTACTCACATAACAAGAGTGAATGATAGCTGTTACGCCAGCACCTGCAGTATAAACTACACCTCCACCTGTAACTAATGCAGCCCCCTGATTCTTAAACGTATTAGCCATTTCAGCCTCCTAATGCAATCGCCATCGCTATGGCTGTTCCTGCCGGATCACCTGCTGTAACAGTACCCCACGATGTATCTGTTCCGTCAGTTGTTAAATACTTCCCACTTTCCCCAGACACATCAGGAACTATTGCTGTAGTAGACGTTGAAGGAAAACTGTTTTTTAGGACAGTCTTCAGCATCCTCAAATGATCGTCCCCTTCACCAACGGGGTCGCCAACAACGGGGTTAGCGGTGTCTAATTGTGTTACCCAACTGGCTGTTTCAACGCCCATTATGCACTCGCTGCGGTAAGTGTTACAGTCACCTCAAGAGTATCCCCAGAAATAACATCTCTGGAAGAAGCAAAGTCCACAACACCATATAGCGACCCGCCTGAAGACCCCTTAGAATCAGAGGAGGATAAAAAGGCCCCTGCTATTGTAGCTGTTCCATTTATAGAGTATGTAGCTTTACTAGAGGAGTTATCACAGGTGCTAGTGGTTGTTCCAGTTACAGAACCCAGCGTTAGTGTTTGTCGGTAAGATTGGGAGTAGGGTGTTAGCTCAGCCCACGTTGAGTGAGAACTCATGGTGTCGGCAATTACAGCAGTTCCTGCTCCTTTTAAGCCCACGTACCAGCCAGTGATCTGTGTGACGCTCTTGAATATAACGCCCAGCACATGGTTCGCGCCTTCTGTAGTAACGAGATTCTTATTTAACTCTCGCCACTTCTCCTGGCCGTCAGAACCGTAACAAACCACTTCCCATGTATTCTTCAGGCCGATAGTGTAATCATTATCGTATTTCATTATTAAGCCTCCGTCGGCCTTCATTGTTGGTTGCATTTTCAATCTGGGTAATCCACCTTAGTCCATGTTGTTGATGGGTCTGTTTCACTAGACCACGTTGAAGTAGGATCAGTTACAGCGGTCCATGTAGTTGTAGGGTCTGTCTCTGGGTTCCACAAGAAACTATCTAATGCGCTTTGTGACAGCGTACCCCCAAAGGAGATAGAGTCTGAGAAAGATAGGTTTCCAGTGGAAGAGTAATCAGCATCTATACCAAACGTAATAGTTGGACTCATAGTTGCGGTTACCGTGCTTAACTGCGATAGATCAGATGCAAACGTACCAGCACCTTGTATTATAACCCCATGCTGCATATCAGCACTTGCCGTTGTTCCGAATGCTACGGACATTGGCATGGTAGCCACACCAGTATTCGAGTAATCCGCATCTAACCCAAAAGATATAGAAGCCCCTTTAGTGTGGCTAACCCCTAAAGTATAACCACCATCTAAAGCGTATGTCGCACTCCCTGTCTCAGCAGGAGTATTCCAATCTATGCCTATGTTACTCCATAGGATCGGAGATGTAGCCTCCGCCCATGTAATAGGGGCTGTCAATAGTAGCCACTCGTATTCATCACTCTAAGGGCAGAGCCTGAGTGACGATCCTTGTTATCCTGTTCCTGTAGATTAGCAACACTCTGTTGAAATCCCTGTGCCCACAACCCAACTCTTTCATCGTTCATGATAAACGGCTCCGCTTCAAGCAACGCACCATACAAGTATATATCTGGGTTATCTGTCAGCATGGCCTCAGTTGTATTGGTTACGGAAAGGGCTGAAATCTTCTTATAAAACAGCATTTCCATAGTTAACACCGAAGCGGGTAGTGGACCCAGCTGAACCTCGCCAGCTACAATAGTATAGAACTGCGGAGTCCCACCAGTGCTACCACCCCACAGCCTGTCATATATCTCAGGGGTAACATACTGAAGTGGGGTTATTGGAGATGTGTTGAGCTGAAAGTTACGCATCTGTATATAACTAGCAGGAAGAGCGTAGTTTCTCTGAGCCGCTGCTGTAGATGCTGTGTACTTGGCTTCCATCAGACGTATACGCAGGACTCTATTCATCCTCGCTTCTGCCAGAGCGATAAACTCAGGTATCCTGTCTGTCAGGTCATCCCTATCTAACCAGTTAGCTACAGCCGTCTGTAACTCTGCATACGTCCCGATTGCCATTATCTAGTCAGTTCAGTAATGTAAACAGTTGCTGTGCCTGTCCCGGTAATTGCCGCGCACTTATCTGAACCATTTACTCGGAACAAATATGGGGTGTTCGCTGCAATGTATGTCGAAGTTGTTGCAGCAGTGGGAGATGCACCAAAAGCAACAAAACAGGCGGCGGTTGCGGTCACCATAATTGTCTGTATTTGCGCTCCGAATGCAGACGTTGCGGTTGAGCCACTAATAGTAGTCGCGCTTAATGTGTGGGATGTAACTTGAGGTCTAAAAATGTTACTTAGGTCAATCATATCTTTTACCTTATAGGTTGGTTGGGGCTACTTTGAAATACTTATAGTCGGGGTCATTAAGGTAAGCAGCCAAAAGTTTAGTGTCCTTCTCTATTGCCCCATTAGTATCCTTCATCCACTTCTCCCATACGGTAATGGGGATAGATGCAGTATGGTGCCATTCCCCTCTCTTACCAAGAGAGAGTTTATCGCCATAAGAATTGTACTTCTCCTTGTTCTCTTCAAGAACAGGGGTAGCATTCTGAGTGGTTTTGAAATTAAACGAATCATCAGCTTCGTTAAACTGGATGTCAGTGCGACGAACCCCATCGCTGTCAATAAAGCGTTTAGACATACCCCATGTTCCCCACTTTTGGCGCACCATCTGCCGGATCGTGGTCTACGTATGCCTTCCTTAACCACCCCGCAGCATCTGTGGGGTCTTTAGACTTCTTGTTTTTCAAAGGCGCTTTCTTGCCCTTTATCATCTTGTTTGCGATAGATTCAATTTCCTTATCGTGCATTTCTCTCTCCAGATACCCGTACCGATTAGGATACGACGGATATATTGTTCCAAGTGGAATCCCTTCGCCATGAAACCTTACGAGGGGAGATTCCGGTGGTATGTAGACATCTATTCCCTTTCCTCTGGCAAACCCGATAAGATACTCCATGTTAGGGCGCTGATACGCAAACTCAGAAAGATAAGATGGAATATCTGTTTCCAGATCAACCATATCCACCCCCCAAATACCGATCTTTTCCGCACCTTCGGCCATCGCTAGAGCCATGATGTACGAGATGGACGAATTAAAATAGTCCACGCCGAGATAATTGCTCACACGCTTAACCGGGTACTCCAGTGCGTTTGGAATTTCCGAGTATGCTTTTTGCATATATAACAGACTATCTAAGTTCTTTAGTCTGTCTTCATATCCCGGAGGTCTTCTCGCGTCGTGATGCCTCAACAATTCTAAGGGATGGATTTCAAACAGCCTGTCTAAATAGGGCCACATATCCTCGTCCCAAGGCAGCCCCCATGTCTCCCAATCAGGGTCTTCAAATGGGGCTTGATCGTGAGTAGAGGGAGCTAACCCTACAATCGCAACTTGCATAAGTTGGGGGCGAGTTTCCCCGCCCCCTCCCTTATTAACTTACCGATGCAAGAATGCCGCTTGCTTTTTCATTTTTAGAGACAAGGCCATACTCACCAAGCAGCATCTGCTTAGTGGAATCACCAGTCTTCGCTAGGGTCTGGGTCTGGAATGGCCTAAGCCATGCAACGCCCCAGTAATCCATGTCTAAAAAGAAAACGTTTGCAGCAACCGAACTTGGCCCATCGGCGGACAAGTTCCTATCTGGGATTATTTTGAAAGTCCCAAAATCGGAAACGTAAATGTCCACAGCCGCAATGGCTGTAGCGCCGCCCTTACCAGAAACTTGGTTACGAGGCGGAATGCCAAACGCTGTCGAACCAGAACCTACTGAAGCTAATCCTGAGATTGTCTGCTTTACGGCAGACGGGACTAACATTATGTCTGGTTGACCGCCCGCATCATAGCATTCCTTAATGGTTGCTTTGATGTTGGCTTCACTACAGGCAGCGGTCGATGTATTATTGACCATTGCCGTAGTACCGAGGCTACCGGCAGTTGCACTACCACCGGAACCACCTGCAACGTGGGCAGTGTTTAACCATGCAGGAATACCTGCGGTTGCTCTACCATTTGTAGCATCACCAGCGGCTTTTACGATATTCTGAGTGAGCATGACTTCCATGTCTCTCTTCATACGTTTGCCGAGTTTAGCTAACTGGTAGGCTTGATGTTTGCCATGACCCGCATAATCGACTGCATCGTCGGTTCCTGAGGTTTGAGCAATGTAACGACTTATCTGTGTATAATTATCGAGTCGCGTTGGGAGACTCCTTGCCGTAGCATCAGGTGAGTCATCGCCTTCTAATTGACGATTGGCAGAACCTGCTGTTATCGAATCTACCTGCCACTCAAATTTTGTGTTTTCAGCACTCATTTTGGCGCAACCAGATAGGAAAGGAGTATCCATTGGAGCAATATTATATATCACGTCAGACAAGTCTTCACGAATCGCCACTGAACTATAAGTTAGTGACGTATTTGTAGCGATTGCCATTTTATTTTTCTCCTGTTAGGAATTAAACATGTCTTCCAATAAAGCAGCCGCATCATCGACGTGGCCTGTTTCTTGGAGACGCTTCATTGATTTCGTACGTGAAGACTTATTTTTACTCTGTTTTGATTGTGGGGCACCAGATCTTACAACCCTCGGCTTGTTTCTGACCTTCTTGGCCCTTGGATTGGCCTGTTTTTGTTTGTCGTACTCCATAGCCTTATACAGGACAACGAATGCCCTGTGGTCGTTAAGCATATCCAGCTCCTCGTTAGAGAAGTCATTTTTTACAGCATAGTCCCTCATTTCTGAGGCTATTTTCTGCTTTTGTTCTGGATTTCCCCATGCAGGGAGTTTCTCAATAAGCTTCCCCTGTTCCTCACGAACAGTCTCGGCGAATTGAATTTTGTGCTCCTGCTCGGCCTTTGCCATAGCTTCGGCCTGTGTTTTTTTCGCAGTTTCGATTTTGTCCATAAAATCCCGCTGCTCTTCCTTCTTGGTCATGTACTCAATAGGATCGAGCTGTCGGAGTTCATCCCAATTAATCGAATTGAACTGCTGCATAGAGTTAGTCATGCCATCAACATAATGATTGATAGCATTCACGTACTGCGCTCTTTCTTCCTGAATCTGATTGATTTCGGACTCTACCTTGCTACGGTAACCCTCCATCTCCTTCCGTTGTTCAGAAATTTCTTGCGTTTTTTTGGTATAGTCTGATTGTCTTGAATAACCCTTCATAAGCTCGTCAAGGGTAACTTCATGTTCTTCGCCGCCAACATTGACGGCATATATAAGTTCCTCTCCCTCTTCTTCACGGTTCTCAGACCCTTCCTCGTCGTCTTCTTCAGACTCCTCTTCCAATGATTCGTCTTGAGTTTCCTCAGTGGACTCTTCCTCTTCCGTAGGTTGTTCTTCTTCAGTTTCTGGAGTTTCCTTTTCAGGTTCCATCATCTTCAAAAGAGCTTCTTGCGCCTCTATTACACTACCATCTGGCGCTTCACTTACATTTACTGCTTGCGGGGCTTCTTGCGTATCCGCCATAATAAAATCCTCTTAGATATACGGGTGTTGCTTGTCCAGTATCTTGTTCATGCGTCCAGTTTCAACTATGGATTCCACATGACCACGTACCTTGTCGAGCAGTCTTATCGCCAGCCAGATTGACTCTCTGGCCTCGGATTCATTAGAACCGCTGTTGTTCCAGCGCTCCATTAAATCTGTTTTTAGTGTGTCAAATGCCTCGTTAAAAAGATCATCATTGAGGAGGCGTTTAGCGTTCTCCTCTCTTCTTTCATCCGTCATACAGTGTAACGACGCCTTCCGCCACCCTTTTTAGGTCTCGGTTTCCCCTTCCTAGAGGCTACGTTAAATGTCTTAGCCCAATCATCCGCTGCTTTTTTGGTTCTAAACAGTCGCGTCTTACCTCCGTAAGTCGCTTGATAACCATTCGCTACTTTCGTAACTGCCATTATGTTGCTCCTATAGCCACTGGCCTTTTCTGTTCGGCCTCGAGTTTAAGCTCTGCCACCTTGAGCTGCGTTTCTACCTGTAGAGCGGCTTGCTCTAACTGTAGTTTCTGGGCCTTTATCTGAAGTTCTCCCATCTTTATCTCAACCTCTTTCTGCTTGATCTGAGACTCAAGTGCCATTGCCTGTTCACCAGCGTCAGGCTCCTGCTGCTGTTGTGATGGGTCGGTTAAAAAGTCCTGTACGTTGACAAAACCCATATTCTTGATAACCTGCGCCCCTATGTTGTACAAGTTCTGCTCATTTACAATACCAAGCCCCCCAGTAAGGGCCTGTGTTGCGAACTGTATGAGTTGCGACAGGTGCATTAACTGCTGGTCCCTATTGCCGTGTCCGAGGCCCACAGCGACCGTACAATCGTATTTATCGCGCCACGCAGAGGGGTTAATGGGTATCCACGTGCCCCTAATGCCGATAACTGTGTCTGTATCTTGGTTTTTCTGGAGAAGCTCATAGATAGTAGACATAAGCTCCTTGACTCCGGTTTCCGCGAAGTTGCGAGCTATCAGCTCAACCCTAGCCTGCGCCGCAGTCATCACCTGCGCGACGGCTGTGGCCGTTGTGTGCGACGTCAGGGCGTTGTCATTCAATCCCTGCGTGTTCTTGGATACGCCAGACCTGCTTTCCCTTACACCGTCCAAATACTCAAGCATCTGGAAAGAATAAGGCTCAAGGGAGGGAGTAGCCAAAGGGGTGACTGCATTGGGGGATTTGACTCTAACTACCCCTCCCGGCCTTTGTGTCAATAGGTCGTCTAAGTTCGCCTGCCCTTCTAGGACGGCATAGCGACCAAAGTTCTGGTTGTACATATTGTCCATCAGGTTACGCATCAGCGTACTCTTGATGAGCTGGAGCGATTCAACCTGATCAGCTACCGATAAACCAAAGAATTTGTGGGGTATTCTTATTGGGCAGATAGATACAAACGGGATTGAATCTATTGGGTCGTTGGCTAAAACCGTACTCCCGATTGTACAAACCTTCCTGAGTTCGGCTATACCATCCCCATCATAATCCGTTTTTACGTAGTTCTCGTGCAGCCAGTATTCTCGCAGAGACTCCTCTGTTCCACCAACCCCCCAGTTACCACCTACATCGGCGTTAGAGGAAAGGTCAAAGGCATATCTAGCCTGTCGCTCAGCATTGTATAAAACATCTTCACCAGAACCTAATTCATCTGGGTCTGGGTCATAGCCCATTTCCCTCAGTTCTGAGAGCGTCTTCCTCACCCTATGACAGACAAAACGAGCGTCCTGTATGGTTTTGGCTTCCCGGTTAATCAGGAACTCAGAAGGGGGGACATTCTCAACCCTAATCGAACCTTTTGAATTAAGTCGTTTTATTACGACATCATGGTAGGTTGTGCTGGTATATTCCCCAGTCATCTCGTCAGCGTCGGATGAGATGTAAGGAGAATGAGCAATAACCTCAACGTCCTCTTCGTTTATCAGGGCATCCAGTTCTATCTCGGTAAGCCCTTTATACTCCTCGCGGTTCCATACCTCTTCCTCATTCCACCATACTTTGACGATTCCGTTCTTGCCCAGGAGTGCGTCTG